CTGATCAGCGATCTTGCGAAACGCTTTGACTCGGTTCGTACTGGAGTTTTTCATCTTGCTAATCTCGTCCCAAATAATTCCGTTGAACGGCATCGGGCGACTCTTCTTGACGAAGTAGGTTTGCAGCGTCTCGGCCAGCCAACCGAGGTTCTCGTAATTGATCATATAGACGTCGGCAGGGCGCAACAGAGCGCGGGTCCGTTGATCCTTGGTGCCGGCCACCATGCTGAACTTGAGGTGCTTGGTGTGCTCCCATTTCGCAGCCTCTTGTCGCCAAACCAGCCGAATGACTCGGATGGGGGCCACGATGATTACGCCGCGCAGAAAGCCGGTGCTGATCAGGTGCGAGATCGTGGTCAGCGTGATGACGGTTTTGCCAAGACCCATGTCCAGCCACAGCATCGAGTAGGGATGGGTGCATTGGAAGTTGACGGCTTTCTTCTGGTAGTCGTGCAACAGATCAGGTGTCAGCATCCCATCACCATCATGTCTACCATGGCTTTGCCGTCCTCTACGTTGTCCACTACGAACACGGATACCTTGTGCTGACGTAGCTTTTGATGCTCACGTGCTTGCGCTTCCGTGGGCTTTTGTCCGCCGCGCTTAAACTCGCAGAACCACATCCGCCCATCAGGTCGAATGAACAGTCGGTCGGGTACAGCAGCGCGAGCGGGACTGGTGAACTTGTAGACGAGTACGTTTTTGGTTTTGGCGTACTCGCAGACCTTTGCTTCAATCTGTTTTTCCAGCATTGTGTGCCTCCAGTTCAATCAGCAACTCGATGTAGTGCTTGGCCTTCTCAAGATCGGCAATCCCATTTTTCTTGCGCCAACGGCACAGATACTTGATCGCATTACCCTCCATATACGGGATGTCGTTGGCATGGATAAACTCGACTGGCTGAATCTTCATGTCTTTGTAGTGGTTGCCAGCAACCTGCTTACTTAGACTGGAATCGCTCATCGCGGCTTCGTTCGGGAACAACTCGAGTTGAATCATCTCTATCTCCTTACGCTAGGTGGAGAACCAGTTTCTCCACTTCTTTGACGTAGTAATCAAAATCAACCGGTAACTTCCCGGCGTCCTTGATGTCGTTACATGGTTGAACACCCCAACCACTTTCGACGCCAATCTTTCGCCACTCGGTCTTACCCTTGAGCGGCGGCATCCACTTGAACAGACGGCCGCCACCCTTGGCGATGTAGTAACGAGTAATGTTCTGAAGCTGCGATGTCACACCATCCTTCTCGATACCCAAGTGACTGGACCGGGGCACTTTGGTGCGCAGCATGAAGTCCATAATGTCGGGCCACTGCTCTACGGTCTGTCGGATCGGGGCACCATCGACTAGAACCTTCTCGGCCACCTTGGGGATCACTAGACCACCAGCGTTCTGGTGCCACTGGGCTTTCCACTCGTAGGCACCTTTGCGCTTGGTGCTGCCATCCTCAAACACGCCGATGTAGTTGTTAACATCGCGGATCATCATGGCCTTGTAGACGGCTTCTTCGAGATTCAGCCCGGTGCGGTCTTGCCATGCAGCGCGGGCCAGATCGACGAGCATCTTGTGGCTGCGTGGCACTCGTACCGTCAGACCGTCGGTATTGACCTGGATCAAGCGCAGCCCAGGGATTTTCATCAGCCCTTCGGCCAGCAGGCACAACAGCAGTTGTCCGTTGAGCGTGATGCTCATCGTGAACAATGGGTCGTAGAACACGCTGAACTGGTTGTTGCTGTCGCCATAGACCCCGTTGAGCGCGAGCTTGAGCATGGCCGACTCGGCGGACTTCTTGGGGTACTGCTTGCGCTGCTCGAACAGGTGCTTATAGATAGCGACGAACTCCTTGCCCAGGTGCGCGGGGTAAAAGCCGTTCGTGATCGCAAGGTTCGGATAGTACGAAGTGACGTCAAGATCGACGATGGCGTACTCGGCATCGGACTCGATCACTTCCGACTCGATTGATCCGTGAATACCACCAAGTCCGAAGACAAAGGTAAATCCGTCAATCGCCGCGGTCAGGTCAGTAAAGACACCTTTTGTTTCAGTGATTGACTGCTGCTTAAGCCAATCCAAGACGCGATTGAACTCGGGCTGCTCAAACTGAATCCATGGCAGAATGGCGTCCCTAAGATGAATCACCGGGCGCTTGGTCTGCCGTGGTGTGCGACCTCTATCGCCGTATTCATAGCAAGCGACACTGGCTTCTTCGAGGCGCATTACGAAGTAGTCTTTACCAATCTTCGTGTCGTTGTGATTCATAAAGTCCCGGGCATACTTACTCGTCAGCTCCTCGCGGAACCGCAGCATGTCCAGTGACTTGTGATAGAACGCCTTGGTCTGCGCGACGTCGTGCTGGTTGTACTTCTTGAGCACTTCGATCTGATCGCGGGTTAGCGTGGTGCCTATCTTGAACGGCAGATCCTCGATAGTGTCGGAGCGCATGTTGAACTCCAGCACCTTGAGGCTGGTAGCGCGGGCCTTGTTGTCGAAGTGGTGGATCTTGAACAGGTCGATCTGTGTGACGAACTGATCGGACGGTTTGACGATATGTAGCCAGCGGTCGTCAGCGTCCTGGCTGTCAATGATTGCCTGCGCTTTGTTGTATAGCGTCGCAGCATCGGCGCAGCCCATCCGAATCAGCGTGTGCAGGATGGGGTAGTCGAACCCGAGGTTGTTGAAACCAACCATCCGAGCGTCGGTTTCCTTGAGGAACTGGAGAAACGCGACAATCTCACGCGAGTCGTTGCGCCAGTTGCTAATCTCAAACATCCACCGTAGTGGAGCGTCTGCGTGTTCGACTGCCAACGTGAACACATTGGGGTACGTTTCGCAATCGAACACGTAGTCATTACTCATTACTATTACCTTTACAAGGTGGGGCCGCTGACCGGTCCCCCGGGAACCCCCAGGGGCAGCGGCCCCGAAACTCTAGCTCTGCATGAACGGTGGCAAACCCATCGGCGCGGCAGGTGCAGCAGCGCCAAACATGCCAGCGGGTGCGGTGGCGACAGTACCGAACAGATTCGACGCGTCAACAGCGCCTTCACCAAACGGCGTGTCATCGCCAGCAAACTGGACAGCAATCAGGTCGCAGCGAATACCACGACCGTGCTTGTTCTCTTGCAACCACGGCTTGACGGCAGCGTTGACTCGGCAGCCGCCGTACATTTTGCGTGCGAGCTGCTGATATGCCATCGTGTTGGCCGGGTCAATGGGGGAGCCATCGGCCTGGATCATCTGCGGCTGTGAGTCACGACCAGCGGTAATGAACACGTGACCCGCGTACCCGTCGTAGGGCTGGAAGGTCTTCTTGTTGACCTTTTCTTCACCACGACCAAAGCAGCGGAGCTTGCGGTCATTCTGGATCATGCCCATGACAGTCTGTGCGTGCTCTTTCCACTTCTCAACCGCCATCTCACCATATCGCTGCATGAACTGCTGAAAACCTGCATGATCCTGGGGCATGATAAATTCGCAGTTGTACGAGGTGCGTTCTTTACCGGTCTGCTCATTCACCTGGCGCTGTGGTTCGGCGAGGTGAGGGAACGACAAACGGACGTTACTTAGAAAAACAATCTGAGACATTACGATTACTCCTTAGAGATTACAAAAGCCACGAGGGCAGGGAAGCTTGATCAATTGCTGCTTGCAGTACAGCGGTTTGATCGGTGCCGTCCTCTTTCAAGGGGGCGACAACTGCGCTAAACATCGGCGCAGCATTAGTGATGACAGCCTGGCGGCTATCAGATTCAGGGACCACGGTTAACTTACCGGCCAGCTTGGTGACGTATTCCTGCTCCATCCGCTTGAGCTGACGATCGGTCAAAGACACTTTCGTACCGTCTCGCTTCTCCCAGGTCAGCTTCTCAGCCTTGGCGGGGGACACGAGTTTGGTCTCGTACACAGCAGTCTTGGGAATACCCATCTTGACCAGCTTGTCAGCCATCTCGTCTTCAGAGAATGCCCAGCAGCGCGATCCACGACCGTGGACCAGCTTGAGGCCTGGGATAGTCTTACCGGATTCAAGACGACGTAAAGCCTCTTTCTCCACACCTTCGAGAAGCTGACGCATCAGAGGCGCGGCCTCCATGATCTGCCGGATCTGATGATCGTCCATAGTCGCCGGGTCTTTATCGGCGGACTGCTGAGCCACATCAAGGGTTTGACTTACTACAGGTTGGAACATGACTCCAATCTCCTTCATTACATTACTTGCCAGCGCGGCGCATGACCCCTTGGCGCGGCAAAATTTACATTGACTCTCACCGGGAACCAGAGGCGCGTCCAGGTTGTCCGTTGCCTCTGCTTGCGCCTTTAACACGCTTGCGCGTTCTAACAGTTCATCAATCGACACAGTCCATGTGGTGATTGGCGGCATACCCTTCAGAGCCAGCTTCGGCTGGATAATGGTCATACGCACCTCGCGCCACGGGTACTCATCACACTCGGCCAACTTACCTATCGCGTACTGCTCAAGCTGTGGGTTACCCTCAGCCGACACGACACCCATGCCGTCTTTGAAGTCGACGATCTCAAGCACGTCGCCGCCGATGATCTGGACGTCAACTGTGCCGCTGAGATCTTCTCGACCCGTCAGCCGTTTAGGATTGACCAGACTCTCAGGAATGACCTGAGCCATCCCATTGAACACGGCCACCCGCTGGCTAATGTAATCGAGTGCCACGTTGACACGGGCGGCACGATCGGCGTCCACGATGAACGAGCCTTCGTGGTCGTCGAACTTAGTACCGACTAAAGCCGCCGCGTCGCTGATGCCATCCTCGATACAAAACTCAAGCAGCGTATGAGTGTGCGTGCCGTCAATCGCAGCAGGACCGGAATCCTGCTCGGGAAACTTCGCTTCTTCGCGAACGCTGCCGGGGCACAAGGCCCAGCGGTGCCGTGAAGAGGGCGAGAGTCGGGCGTGACCGCTCATGCTTTGCGCCACACCCGGGAGCCGCTACCTTCAGGACGCACGACGAACTTGCGCCCCGTCTCTTTACCGACCCGGCGAGTGTGATTCGATAAGGCGGTTGCGCCAATCGGCACCATGAACGAGTCGCCTACCTCAAGCACGCGCAGCTCCGAATACTTCTCGGCACGTGGTTTGTTGACCGCTCGTGCGGGCATCGGAATGTTTTTATCAATCTGAATCGTCATGGTCATGCTGCCTTGAGTTGCTCAACACCTTGGAAAAGAGCGCCGTAGTGCTCGGGTTTTATGTCGTTGATGTTCTGGTAGCCCAGACCAACGAGGACATTCTGAATCTGTGCGCCCTTCTGCGGACCGAGGGCCTTATAAGAGGCCATCACGTAGTCAATCAGACCCTTGCCGTCCGAGAACGGTGCGCCGGATGGGGCCGGTGCAGGAATAGCCGACGGCAAGAAGGAAGGAGCTGGCGGCATAACAGGCGCCGCAGCTACGGGCGCGGGGGTGGGGACCGGTGCGGCAACTGGTGCAGGTGCTTGCACAACAGGTGCAGGTGCTTGCACAACAGGTGCAGCCGGTGCGACATTCGATGACTGCAACTGATCCGTCAGTGCCTGCACTGCTTGCGTCAGGGCTTCAATCTTCGCTTCGAGTGACATAGAGTTTGTCCTTTGGATTACTGATTACAGGGGGTTGAATCGTGACGCGATCTTCGATGAAGGCGTCCACTAATTCACGCAGCACGTCGCTCGGTGTCCCGAACTTCTTGGCTTTTGCGTGAAACTTGGCATGCGTCTTAGCTGCCACTCGGACAACTAAATACGCGGACTTGTTTAGAGAACTCATGTAAATGAATTTCCGTGTTCAGTGTTGCCAATGTTACACAAGCGTATTACACTTGTCAAATGATCGAAAAAAAACCCCAAGGTCGTGCAACCCTGGGGCAACCGTGCGAGGATGTTCGTGATAAACAATAGAGCGATTGTATGACGGCGGTGCAGACTGTGCAATCACACCCGGCATCGGTTGACGCATACATTAGGCATGGGTGGTCACTTGTGCCTATTCCCGCCAACACTAAAGGCCCGCGCACTCCTGGTTGGAATCTGCGGGAAAACGCTCTCAAGTCACAGGGCGATCTGCCGACGGGTTTTGGGATTGGCCTGGCCCATGCGTACAGCGGCACGATGGCGCTGGACATTGACGATTGGGCAACTGCGACTGATCTGTTAGCCGAGCATAGCGTCTATTTACAAGCCCTATATGAGGCCCCGGACGCTGTTGTGATCCACTCGGGCAAGCCTGGGCACGGCAAGCTGCTGTATGCGATGCCCTTCGGTGCTGCGCTGCCTAGTAAGAAGATCTTGCACAACGGCTCGACAACATACGAGCTGCGCTGCGCTACGGCTAGTGGGTTGACGGTGCAGGATGTGCTGCCGCCGTCGATCCATCCTGAGACGCGCCAGCCGTACCGGTGGGCAGGTAGTGGTCACTGGACTCGACTGCCTACGATTCCGCAGGCGTTGCTCGATCTGTGGAATGAACTACTAGATCAGGATAAAGAGCGCACGATTAGTACCGATGGGGTGGTCGATGCGTCCTGGGAAGAGATCAGGCAAGCACTCGATGCTGTGCCAGCCGACTGCTCGCGCGACGAGTGGGTCAATATCGGCATGGCTCTACACTGGGCCGGTACTCAGACGGATCAGTCTGATCAGGCGGTGCAGCTTTGGAATGAGTGGTCGGCAACGGCTCGGGTCAAATACCCTGGCGAGCGTGAGATTCTGGCTCAGTGGGGATCGTTTAAGACCGACAAGACGAGTGCCGTTAAATTAGGCACGCTGTTTCATATCGCCAAGCAGCATGGATGGGTGAGACCCATGCCTGACGTTACTGCGCTATTCGGCCCGATGGAGACGCCTACTGTTGCCCCTAACGAGTTAAGCGAGGGGTTTCGGGTTAGTGCGCCTGATGTGGACATGAATCTGTTCCCAGCGGTGCTGCGGGATCGGGCGATACAGACAGGTATCGAGATGGGCAGCGACCCGTTAGTTGCCCTGTTTGCCGGGTTAGCGGCTGTGTGTGGTGCAGTCGATGCTCGGTCTAGGCTTGAGCTGATGCCACGGTTCCAAGTGCCGCCTGTCCTGTGGGTGATGACGATTGGTAAGCCGTCGCTTAAGAAGTCGCCAGCATCGAAGCCAATGTATGCGCCGCTGCGGTCAATCGAGATGGAGGATCGTCCGCGGTTTAGTAAAGAGATGCTGGACTGGGAGGGCAAGGAGGCGGCCTATACAGCGTCAAAGAAGTCTTTCCTGGAGTGGTCGGCTTCACCCGATGCGATGCTCGGTGACGATCAGGCGCCGACTGTGTATGAGCTGCCGCAGCGTCCTGCGCCGCTCAAGATCACGACAACGGATGTGACGAGCCAAAAGCTAGTGCGTGACGCTGCGGACAACCCTCGGGGGCTGCTCTGTGCGTTGGACGAGATGAACGGTTGGTTTAATAAGATGACCGACCGAGCGAGTGGGGATGATCGGTCTGCGTGGGTCGTGGCGTATGAGGCGGACCTATATAAGATGGATCGTGTGGGTGCAGGGTCGATCATTGCCGAGCCGTTCGCCGTGAGTATCTATGGGAACGTACAGCCTGACGTGTTTCACCAGCACAGCCAAGCGCTCGCGGCTGATGGTCTGCTACAGCGGTTTATCCCGGTCATGCTGCGCGATCGGGTGAACTGGGGCGTGGGGCAGCCGTTGCCTGATTTTTTAGTGAACATCGGGGCCTGGGAGAATGTGCTGCGAACGGTCTACGCGCTACCGGCACAGGTCTATAAGTTGTCCCCTGAGGCGTTCGAGTTATATCGGGCTTTTCAGTACTGGTATAACGACAAGATGCAAGACGAGGTGCTGCTCAACAGTGGGCCGGTGTTTATGACGGCTCTGGGTAAGCTTGAGGGGACTGTCGGGCGGTTGATGCTGATCTGGCATGTGATCGAATCGCCGTTCAGTAATCAGGTGTCGGGGGATGTTGCAGAGCGAGTGATCGCATTTGCCAAGACTTACCTGGTGCCAGCGTATCGATATGCCTATGAGGGCGGGGCGACGCTAGAGTTCAGCAAGTGGATCTTTGAGCATATCGTGCAGCATGCTGATGCTGGGCGGCTTACCTTGTCGCAGATTAAGCAGTCTGCTCGGCGTCAGTGGCCTAATGATCGGTTAAGCGACTGGGCTAAGGATCAGATGGTCATTGATGCCATGGGGGATTTGGAAAAGGTCAAGTATGTGGCGCGGCTCGACGATGGGTCTGAGTTGCACAAGCACCGGGCCGAGTGGTTTATCAATCCTGAAATTCTGACGACGTTTGCCGAGCATAGGAAAAGGGTCTTGAGGGCGAAACAGCGGCAGCGCGATGAGATTTATAAGTTATCGACGAAGGGTCGAAGGTTGATCAAGGGATATGATCCCAACGAGATGGATGAAGAATAAGAAAAGCCCGGTGACCCCGGGCTTTTTTGTTTAGGTATGCCGAATCTTTTTGGATTGATTGACCTGACGGGATCCTAAATGGTTCTGGATTGATTGACCTGACGGGATCCTAAATGGTTCTGTTTACGCGTCCACGTTTGCGAGGGGTCACGGATTGTGCCGAGGGCATGAGTGAGTCGTGCAGGGCGGGTGCGAGAGCTTCGACCATGCCTAGCACGTCGAACAGGCGCACCACGGCTGCGTTGGGCTCGCGCTCCCCGTTGATCCATTTCCTAAGAGTAAAGACAGGCACGTCCAGATAAGCCGCTGCGCGGGGTTCGTCAAGGCTTAGGCGGGCCATGGTGTTGCGGACCCTAACCGCGAAGCTGTCGGGTGCGGGGTCTGGTCTGGCTGTGCGAGTGCGGCGAGCGGGTGAAACGGGGCGATTAGGGGCGATTTGAGGGGTCTGCGAGGGTGCGTGCATGGTGTAGTGGGTCCAAAGGGTAAAACCCGCTAAAAAGCGGGTTTGAGGGGTTAGGGATTAGAGTTTGAACAGTTGACCGAGAATCGGGATCAAAACGAAAGCGACGAGGGCTGCGATCATTCGGCCCCCGGGATGGATGCGAGGGCAGTCAGTCGGCCCGATTGGTCGTAGTGAGCGCAATAGGCGCGGCCATTGATAGTGATTATGGTCATATGATGCTGACGATTAAAAAGGTTAAGAAGGCGACACCCGACAAGACAACAAACGTCCAGGTAATCAAATTGACCGGCGAGATGGGCGGGTTAGTGGTTCGACGCACGGTTCAGCTCAAGATCGAAAAGGGTTTGATAAATCGTTATGCACTCGGTCCGGCCGCTTGCGGTCATTGATCCGGGAATGCTAAGCACGACCGACTCCCACGGCGGCGCGGATTGCCGCATCCGTTCGACGTGTCGGACCCATGCGCGCGGGTTGTGTTTGTGTGGGAATTGCGCATGGTAGTTAACGAAAGCCAGCGCGAGTGCTTTACCCGTAGGGGTTAGCTTGTGCATGGCTAGCCCCTTGCGCGGATAGCAGCAGCGCAAGCATCGCCGTCCGCGTGCAGCCAGCCGTCGCACACCTTCGCGCACTCCTCACGCTCAGCAGCAGCGACAAGGGATGCGAAGCGTTCAAGCGCGGCGATGCCGTCGTGGTCTACCAAACTCCACGCCTCCGCTTTCTTTGCCATGCGCATGATGTCTTGTATGTCCATAATTAGCCCCTTGCGGTTACGGTTGAGCGGTTACAGCGGATTGTCGAAAAGACCGATGGCGACAAGCACCATCCACATAAGAGCGAGCATTGCGATAAAGGATAGAAAGCCCATACCGCTTGAGGGTTTGTTGTTGTGTGCCATGATGAATTTGCCTTTAGTTACGGGTTACGGTGGAAACGACAATTAGATGTTAGCGAGAGCTGATTGAACGGTATCGATTGAAAAGCGGTACCCGTCCGGCGTTTTAGTGATCCCGGCGCCGAGCAAGGTAGATACGAATTGCAGCGCTGCGTCGTCCAAAGAGCGCGAGGTATCAAGACAGTTGCACGCCAGTTTGTATAGGTCGGGGTCGGTTCCGATGGCACGGGCGATGGGGTCGAGTTTGTGCATGGTTTGGGCTCCGGTTAGGCGGTAACGGCTTGGCGAGCTTCTTCGACTAGTTCGTTAAGCCGCGCACATGTGTCGTCGAGTGCGTAGGATTGGAAAACGATGCCGCCACCGAAGCTCTTGGTGTGGTACTTGCGGCCGCCTGCACGGTTGGCGAGCTTGCACGCTAAGGCGTAGCGATCGCCAAGCCCAAACCCGATCCCTTTATCGAATCCGTGGACGTCGAGTAGAAGAAAGTGGCAAACGTAACGAGGGTTTCCGTTTACGTCGTTGGCTACTTTTACGAAATCGGCTGAAGTGATTTTGGACATCTTGTGATCCTTTACTGTTACGGGTTACGGTGAAGAGATACTAACCCAGTGGGTTTACATTGTCAAGCGGTTTTACATGCCGACCATGGCGGCGTGGATAGACGAGTAGCTGTAGGGCGCGCCGTCGGGCGTGTGAGTGATGTCTTGATCTTTCAGGCTGCGCAGGAATTCACGGGCGGCACGCTCAGCGCCGCTCATCCCGCAGCCGTGAGCTTTGCGATAGTGCTGACGATAGAAGACTGCGCTGCGGTACAGCTGTTCATCGTTATTGATCCACAGCGAGACATTCCAGTGGTTCCAGTTTTTGTGCCCATTGAATTTCGACATTTTGCTGCTCCCGGTTAAGCATCGTCGGTAGCGATGCAGTGAGTGAACTATAACCCAGTGGGTTTACATTGTCAAGCGGTTTCGTGAAAAAGGGACAAAAGGTACGTTTGACCCGATGGGTTGCATACGATGGTTTGTATCACGTGCCTATGACAAACGGACTCAAAAGGGGGGTATGCGATTCGGAAAAAACGGATTTCTTTGTGCTTTTAAAAAGTACTCGAATTTTTAAACCGCGCGCGCGAAGGCTTTTTTGTCATAGGCAGCGCCGCTAACCCACTGGACGCCTAAAAAATAGGCAACTTTGACCCAGCGGGTAACCATAAAATCACCCAGCGGGTACACATACCCAGCGGGTTTTAAGGTGCATTTGACCCACTGGATACGCATACCCAGCGGGTTTCAGGGCAAAAAGTACCCAGTGGGTGTGCATACCCAGCGGGTTAGAGTGCAATTAACCCGGAGGGTTTGGGGTCTGCGGGAGCGGGGTGCGGGTCCGCGGGTTCGGGTTGCGGGGGTGTCGCGGATCGGTGGAATCTCGGGGGGAGGGGGTAGGGCCGCGGCAGCGAAGGGTCCGGCGCTGATGCACCCGCGAATCCTTTAAAATTTTTTTCAGAAATCGGAAACCCAGTGGGATTCACAAGATTCACTAATCCACTAGCCCACCATCATTCGTCGTGCTAAACTCGTAGGTACTATGGAACAGGACCATCCCGATTCCTTAGGCACGGTTGTCGCCGGTGAAGAGTCACTACCAAATTGGCTGTCGTGCCCAGACCCCAAGCCTCGCCCTCCATCTAGTGAGGCCCGAGCGCTCTTGCACATGCAGTACGAGAACATGTTCGAGAACTTCATCGAACAGGTCTATCGAGGTCGATCATTGCGATCCCTTGTTGAAGATGACCATCGTGTCGTCTCGTATGAAGACTTCCTGCGCTGGATCAAGCGGGACCCGCAGCGCAGTGAGCGGTTCAAAGAAGCTCAGGAGATGCGGACTGAGTTTCTCGCAGGGGAAATTCTCGAAATTGCCGATGGGGTCGAATCCGTCGATCCATCCGCTCCCGACACGGTCAATCGTGACAAGCTACGCATCGACACTCGCAAGTGGCTCATGAGCGCACACAATCGTAAGCGCTACGGTGAATCGAAGCAGATTGAGCTCGGTGGGACCATATCTATTACTGAGGCGCTCCAGCAGGCCCAGGCTAGGGTGATTGAGGCCGAGGTGATTGACATAACCCCAAGGTT